CGGGGTCGACGTCGGGGATGCGGCCGGCGCCGCGGTCGATCCGCTGGAAGGATCCTGTGGCGTTGAGCAGGCGGGCGCGTAGTCCTTCGGCCTCGTCGATTCCGAGGTTGACCTGGCCCTTCGGCGTCCAGACTGTGAACCGGATCGAGGCGTCCTCGCGGTTGTCGGCGTCGGACGGGGAGCCGTCCCATCCGACTTGGACGTGTACGGGGTCGAGGGCGGGGTCGGTGGGGAACCAGGTCGACTGCGTGGGGGCATGTCCGCTGATCGTCGCCTGGTTCGCGGCGTCGGCCTTGGCGAGCGCCAGCCCGGTCTGGAGGGGATTCGGCACGCGAACCTCCTGCCGGGGTTAGCATCGACGGATGGTGATCGCGGTCGTTCTAGTCGTGTGCGCTGTCATCTGCGCGGCGCTGTTCCGCTACATGGGCCAACCGTGGCCGCTCGGGGTTGTCGCGGCAGGACTCCTGGGGCCGATCGCGGTACTGGTGGCGCTCGGATTCGCGATCCGCCACCAGCGGGTCAGTCGGAGTGAACCTCGAGGCCGACCGCAGATGCCGCCTTCGTGAGCGCTCCGTGCTTCGCTTGCACCGCGATGCCGGCGGGGTGAGCCAGCACAACTGCGGCAGAAGCTCGGTCGGTCGTCTCCTTGCGGACGTCGACAGGCAGCGGGATCTTGCCGCCGCCCTTGAATGCGCCTACCTCGATGTTCTGCCCGCGTACTTCGTCGGCGATGCGGTTGGCCGCATCATCCACGACCTGCCGCACCTCGGCCGACTTGGCGATTGCGGCCAGCCCGGCCTTGTCCAGCGTGATGCTCACCCAGGGCTCCCGACTCGCTGGATGGCAACCTCGACACCCGACGCCCATCGACCCACGTCCCCGACGACCTGCCATGAGCCGTCGATCAGCGGATGCTGGTTGACGATGCGGATCGTGTCCTGCGGCGCCACTGGGAACTCGCCGCGGCGGTACAGGGAGGCAGCGGTGAGGACGGCCGGCGTCCGTTCATTCTGGCGCTCGGTGCTTGCGCGAGGGGCGAATCGGACTTGGTCGTAGGTCGCGGAACTGGTGGCGTAGTCAGTGTCGCCGTCGTCCTCGCGAGCAGCAGCCGCGGAGTCGAGCGTGACTGTGATGTAGCGGTTCACTGCGGAACGATCCGGTAAGGCGCCAGAGCGGCCTTCTCGTCGGGCAAGAGCGCCATCGGCACCACCGCGCCCGCCGACGTCTGGCTGTAGGTGTCGGAGAAGGGGCCGTCCTGGGTTCGGACCAGCGAGCCGGGGTTGTCGAGCGCCCGTTGAGCCAACGCCTGCACGACTGCGGTCACCTCGAGCGGTGGGGAGTCGTAGCCGTGGGTGAACGTCACGGTGGTTCCGGTCGTCCACCACCAGCCGGCCCAGTCGCCAACCCGGAGGAGTTGGCCCCAGGGCGTGAAGGCGTAGTCGTCGGTGGTGTACGTGGTCGCGTCATTGTCGGTGATCGAGGCGATGCTGCGGACGTTCAGCGACGGCAGGAACAGGGCCGGAGCGTCGAACGGCTGGATGAAGACCGCGTCGGTCACCACCGGGGCGATGTGCCATCCGCAGTAGGCGCGGACGCGAGCCTCGGCCTGGTCGAGGCGGTCGTCCGTCGAGACCGACAGGTCGTCGGCGAGATCCGCCATCGTGGGTTACGCCTTCTTCTTGATCTGGGCGCGCGAGGTCTTCTTGGCGGCCTTCGGCTTGTCCTCAGCCTCGACGACCTTCGCCTCCACGACCGGGGAGAGCACGACCCGCTCGACGGCGTCGTCGTTGCGATCGCCGTCGTAGTCATCGACGTAGTAGGTGGGCATGGTTCCTCCTAGGGTGTCGGGCGTTCGTGGTAGGGGCTCGGCGCGAACGTCGAGCCCCACCATGAGCGACCGTCAGGCGGTCAGGGTGACGACGCCGAAACCGGCCGGGCGGTAGACCGCCAGCGCCAGCCTCTCCTCAGCACGCAGGGTGATGAGGTTGTTGACGAAGTCGTCCACGTTCGAGTTGGTCATCTCGAGCGTGATGCCCTGGCGACGGAACACCTGAGCCGACTCCTGGAAACCACCGACCAGGACGGTGCCCTGAGCGATGGCCGTGGTGATGACGCCGCGAAGACCCCAGAGCTGCGTCTGGTTGGACGGACCAGCGTTGCCGTAGGCGCCCGTGAAGGGGCCGCCCGCGTAGTACTGGTTGTTGGAGTCCTTGCCGAGCCGGATCGTCTGCCAGTCGGTCGGGTGGATCACGAAGGCGTCAGGCTCGACGAACGAGGTCGACCGCAGGGCGGTGATCTGGTTGTAGATGCCCTCAACCGCCTTCTGGGCGGTCAGGGTCGCCGACGTGACGACCGCGGTCGCGAGACCCGAGCGGTTCAGGATGCCCTTGAGGTGCGGGGCGGTGCCCGAGCCGTTCAGCAGCTCGCTCTCCTCGGCGCGCTTGACCCCGAAGGTCATGCGGTTCGAGAGGTACGCCTGGAACTGCTCGGCGTCCTGGAACATCTCGTCGGTGACCTTGGCGACGTTGGCGATCTTGGACACGTTGTCCTGACGCCGAGCCAGGGTCAGGTCGAGCTGGGGCTTGGTCCCCTTCTCGAGCACGGCCGCGGAGGTGTCCTGGAACGCCGACTCGATCACGTAGGAGATCGACGAGGACGACGTGGTGCCCGAGGGCATCAGGTCGGCCACGGTGAGCGGCTGGAACAGGAGCGGGACGATGCCGGGGAGGAGCTGCGGGGCGACGAGCTGGCCGCCCTGACCGGCGCCACCGGAGAAGGCGGGGATGATGCCTTCGTCGATGGTGTTGACCGTCTTGACATCAACAGCCGCGCTCTGCGTCTGCTTGCCGACGACGTTGCGGTAGGCGTCGGAGTCGATGACCTGCTCGGCAAACGACTTGGCGCGCACCTCGGCGTCGGACTTCTCTTCCGGCGCGGCCTCGCCGCCAGCGACCAGGCGCTGAGCCTGCTCGTGCATGCTGATGGTCGCGGCGTGCGACTTGATGTCAGCCTCGATCCTGTCGAGACTCTCCTGCTTCTCGGCCTGGGTCAGCGAGGCGTCAGTGACGACCTCCTGGGCCTTGGTGGCGAGCTGCCGCATAGCGGTCTTCGCCTCGAGCACTGCGGACATGAGTCCGGGCTCCCTTCTCCGACGTTCAGTCGGTGTGGGTGGATGCGATCAGGTCGATCGCGCGGACCCGGGTCTGGAGCTCGTCGTCGTCGGCGGCCTTCGTTTCGGCGGGTGCGGCGGCTTTCGCGGGCGCAGCGGCCGATCCGGGGGCGGGCTCCGATGAACCGTCCTCGTCGGGATCTGCCACGCCGAGCGCATCGAGCAACTCGTCCATCGCCAGGTCGGCCGCCTGGAGTAGGGCGAATGCCTGCTGCACCTCGGCGGGCAAGCTCTCCACGTCGACCGTGGAGAACAGATTGACGGCCTCGTCAAGCGAGGCGTCGGCGGCAGAAGCCGCCGTGGCGGGGTCGATGGTCTCGCCCTCACCGTTGGCGGCCTTGGTGAAAGCCTTGGCTGCGGTGTCGGCACCGAGGGCCACCGCGTGGTCGTGGATGGCCTGGATGTGCTCCATGTCGGAGGACGAGTTGCGGGCGCCGGCCTTGGCCTCGAAGCCCTTGGATGCCAGAACGAGCGCCTCGCGGTTCGAGGGGATCGCCACGAAGGCGCCGTTGAGCAGTTCGCGGGTGGCGACCGACTTGCCGTCCTTCTCGGTCTTCTCCGACATGAACGCGACCGAGGTGGTGCGGATGTGCCCCTCGTTGACCAGGGTCCGCACCTCCTGCGCCCGCGGGAGCGAGGAGTAGGAGCCGGAGACAACAAGGTTGCCGGTCTCCTCATCGATGCGCGGAACACCTGAGCCGACCGTGGTCGCCACCGTCATCCCGTGGTCAGAGTCGAAGGTGATGTGCTCGGGGAGCGGCTGCTTCCACTCATCTGGCAGCAGGGTGTCGCCGTCGCGGTCCTTCGTCGGCGCCGACAGGATCACCTCGAACGAGCCGGGGAACTCCTCATCGGTGTTCGTGATGGTCGCGTCCTTGCGGATGACCTCCATGTGGGCCACCACCTCTCAGGAGAAATCCAGCGAGCAGTTACAGCCCGCCACCTCGTCCGCGCCGCCAGCGGGATCGCCCGGTGCGTTCATGCCGTTTGAGAAGACATCCCCGATGGGGACCGTCTCTCCATTCATCTCCGCGTGTGACGAGCGCGGGTTTGGGCCAGACACCCAGGTCTTGGTCCGGGCGCCGCTCTTGCCGGCGGAGTTCAACGCAGCGAGCCCGCCGACCAGCGCGACGCGGGAAGCGGGAATGGACGCCTGGCGGTTCGCGACGTCGCCGTCGAACACTGAGTCCACCGCGTCATCCCGAGAGCCCTCAGCGGCCTCCAGTGCGGCGAGAAGGGCCTTCACGGTCGCCTCGTTGATGGCTTTCGCCGATGTCGAGGCGTTCTCGGTCAGCCAGTCGACGATCTCGTCCGGGTCGTAGCCAGACGCGCCCAGCGACTTCGCGGTCGCCGATCCGATCGCCTTCGCGGTAGCGAATCCAAGCTCGAGCAGGATCTTCGAGAGCGTGTCATTCCAACCTGAGCCGAGATCCGAGTCGCTCTGGGACTTGGCGGCGACGCGCTGGTCATCGAACACCTTGGCGAGGGCCTTCGTGTGCTCGTCGACCAGCGTCTCGCGAGCGTCGCCACCAGCGGCCTTCGTGCGGCCCACCTGACCGAGCACCGACCGCACCACAAGCGACCGAGCGATCTGCGACGTCTCGTCGACAGGCTTCGGTGCGCCCATCGGGGCTACGGACGGGATCAGGTCGCCGGCCGGGTCCACTTCGTTCTGACCGTGGACCGACGAGCCGAGGGGCACCAGCGCGGCGTTGCCGTAGAGCCGGTTAGCCACGTCGCCCGCGTCGGGAAGGTCGAACATGGGGCGAGCCTCGGAAGGCTTCATAACGCCCTTGTCGATCAGGTTTCCCACCGCGGTCGCGCGAGTCTCGAAGTCCCCGCGGAGCACTTCGTCGAGCGCGAACTTCCCCTCATGTGAAGGGTCGGGGTAGAAGTCGGGGCGCAGCGCGTGCTCGATAACCGACTCGAAGTCCTCCAGTCGCGGGCTCATCGTGTCGCGGTACATCGAGCGCATCTGCTCGGTGATGTTGGAGTAGGTGGCGTGGTCGAGGATGTGAACGACCGGCGGTGGGACGTCGAAGACCATGCAGGCTTCTTGGAGGTTCAGCTTCCGCGACTCGATGTACTGCATCTCTTCGGCGTTGAGCTGGATCACCATCGCGTCCATGCCTTCTTCGAGCACGGCCGCCTTGCCCATGTTGTCCGCGCCCGCGTAGGAGGCGTCGAAGCCGGCCCTGATCCGGTCCTGCGCACCTTGAGAGAGCTCCATCGGGTGCTTGAGGATCACCGAGGGGCGTGCGCCGTTCTTCCACCACGACTGGGTGGCTCGGCGTGAGGCGTCCTCGTTGAGCAGTGTCGAGCGCAGCGGCTCGAGCCGAGACATGCCGCGCATGAGGCTGTCCGGGTTGTAACGCAGGAACGGGACGACCTCGTCGGAGCTGACCTCGAGGATCCCCGCCGATGCGACACCGACCGTGAACGAGTAGATGACGTTGCCGTTCTCATCCCGCTTCACAGTGGTCCGCGAGGGGTGCATCGGGATCAGCGAGGTGACCTCGCGCGTCTCCGGGTTGCGCTGCTTGAGCCAGAACGCCTCGCCGTACACCTCGTACGTCGAGAACGTCCAACGCCAGAAGTTGTAGGTCGACATGACCCGACAGGGCCGCTGCATCAACCGCGCGAACGGGCTCGTCGTCTCCTCGACCTTGCCGGTTGCGGGGCGGGTGTCCCAGACGCGGAACGTCAGGCGCGCGCCGGAGTTCGCGATCTTGTCGACCAGCGTCGCCACAGACGGCTGGGCGCGGTACAACGCGGCGTAGGTCGCAATCTTGCCCGAGAGCGCCAGGCCGTTCTTCGCGTAGAAGTAGCCGTTGGACAGCGTCGGCGTGGTCTCACCGAAGACCTGGGGGGCGAGGTCGACCGTCTGGCCGTTGGAGACGATCATGGGCGCTCGGGCTTCTGCATGTAGTCCACCTCGGCGCGCGGGAGGTAGAGAGCGCCGTCGACCTTGGCGCGCGAGGATGTGTCAACCGCGTAGGCGTCACCGAGAACGACCGTCATGTCGTCCACGTCGAGGAGCAGCCCCTCGAACGTCGCGCCGCTGCGGAGTGTGACCACGAACCGGGATCGGAGGCACTTGCGCACCAGGCGGTCGCGACGGTTCATCGTGCCCCCTGTCAGACGACGATCAGGTCGTCGTCCTCGTACTTGGAACGCTTAGGCGCCGAGGTCGGCTGGGTCAGAAGCCACACGGCCCCCGTCGCGGCCTGTAGCGGGGCGGCGTCGACAGGGGACCGCTTCCGGTCCCACATGAACGCGCCGCCCTCAGTGAGTTTCGGGACCGCCGTTGCGGCGGCGAGATCGAACGACGGCCACGGGTTGTGGGTCAGCTCGCCGTTGCGGACAAGGTCGTAGAACTTCCCCGTCCCGCCAGGCAGGTCGCCACCAGCCCAGTCCACGACGACATCACCGAGCGCGGCCCGGAGGTCGCCCATCAGCGCGGAGACCGGAGCGCCACGAGTCTGGCCCGTGACTTGCTCGATCGTGCCGTTGTCGATGCGCTCCTGGAGCCATCCGAGCACCCAGTCGGAACCGGCGCGCTCGGCGACCAGCTCAACCTGGATCGAGCCGTTCTCCTGGTGGCCAGCGAAAGCCACATACGCCTTCGTCCGGTCCTGCGACATGTCCACGCACGCCTTGACCTGACCGACTATCTGCGGCGGCTTCTCATCCGGGTTGAACCGGCCGGCATCCCAGGTGCCAGGCGGGAACGGACCCTCGAGCGTGCCATCCGACCACTGGCACAGGCACTCGGTGCGGAACACCCACTCGGGGTCGGCTTTCGCGTCACCCAGGATCGTGCGGAGGCTGATGCAGTGACCCACCGAGGGATTCGCCTGGAGGATCCCATCAACGTCCTCGACGGGCACACCAGGCTTCGCGGACCACTCGAAGATCCCCAGCGTGGACTCGTCCTCGTCGAAGTCCTCGACGTCGAGGTCCGGTCCGTCCGCCAACTCCGTCAGGGAGTCGACCTCGGCCTGGCTGGGGAGCAGCCGCGAAGGGTCGTCGTCGGCGTTGATGCCGTCCGGGTCACCCACCGCAGCATGAGCCATCTTGCGGAGGTAGCGCAGCACGATCGACGTGGCGTCACCCGCGTTGGAGAGCGCCCAGATCATCGCAGCGGGACGGGCCATCGTTGTCTTGGTGATCGCACCCCAGGCATCCCACGACTGATGTTCGCGGAGCTCGTCGAGGAGGATCAGGTCCCCGGACAGGCCGCGGCCGGCGCGGCGGTTCGCAGCCTTGACCTTGTACCGCTCGCCCGTGTGCAGCCTGATCGTCTTCTTGCCGTTGACGCGGATCGGCTTGTCGGCCAGGGCTGCGAGCTCGGGTGTCTCCTCGATGATCTCGAGGGCGCCGTCCCACACTTCCTCGGCCGTGTCGAGATCCTGCGCCGTCCCGAGGATCAGGTCCGTCCCAAGCACGTACAGGAAAAACAGGCTGAGCACCTGAGAGAGCGTCGACTTCCCGTTCTGCCGCGCCACCAGGACGACGACCTTGCGGAACCGGAACAGTGGATCCAGCCTGCCTCGGCTGTTCATCGTCGCCACCGTTAGGCCCGGAGCGAGCTCGAGTGTGTGGATCAGGAGCCACCGCTGCCAGGGGAACAGGTCGATCCCGCACACGTCCTGCGCGAACTCGATCGCCGCGAAGCCGAGAGAGGTCTCCTCGGTCAGCTCGCGCAGCGGGGGAGTGAAGATCCGCGGCGTCTCCGAGCCGTGCCGTCTAGCTTGCCTTGCCGCCCGCGATGCCTTGGAGCTTGCCGAGGGTGCCACCGATTCCAGCACCTCCGCTCGCTGCCGGCGCCTTGTCGCCCAGCGCGCGGTCGATGTCCTTCATCGCCGAGAGGTTCGACGCGATCAAGCGAGACG